AGTCCATGATACAATAGAAGAATTAAGTGGTGTGTGGGCTCGATCTCTCCACCATGTATCATCTAATAGTGTAAAGTTCTTTCGTACAAGATTAGGAAGTTTGTTGTAAATAATAACATCTAAATCGAAATATAAATTTTTACCATCTCGGAACTTATCATACATTTGAAATTTATTAAACCAATTGCCATATAGGTCTTCTTCTATAACTTCAAAGCTATCATACTTTAGACCAGAGTACTTATCAATCATATGTTTTAGATTATCAACGTGCCATTGAGTAAACTTACTACCAAATCTACAACAAATTATTCTCATATTTTTATTTTAGTTTCTTCTGGATTATCTTCTATACTATTACTACAATAACTTTTACAAGTAAACGGAGCATTTTCAGAATTATTTTTTAAAATATTAAAAAAATCTTTCCAGTCTTTACTGTTTATTATTTCTTCAACTGTATTATTATCTATATGATGTTTATTATCAAAAAGATTAGATATACCTTTTTCACTATAGCGAGTGTTTAACCAGCAACAAGGCATAATATGACCTGTATTTGAAAAAGATAAATCTCTGCTAGTTAATAAGCACTTAGGATTAAATTTATTTATTTTTTTAGAAGATATATTTTTAGAAGTGTATAAAATTTTAGAATTAGACTCTTTTTTTGATATAATTTTTTCTACCTGATTATCGTCTATGTTTTTTATTTCATCAGACTTTACCTTGAAAGTGTCAACATTTCTATTTGAAAAAATAATTTGCATACGGATTTTATGCAATTTAGCTAGTTTTTTAGCTTCTTCTAAATCATCTTTGTTGTAATCAAAAACAATATATTGCCATACTACAGGTATATTTTGATATTTTGCCATCAACATTATATCAAAAAGATATTCACCATTTTGATGTATTCTATATTTGTGACTATCTTTAGGTAAACCATCTATACCAAAAACCCATTTTGCCTTATCGTAAGTTTCAAATGCCCTTTTATACCATTTTATAGGTCTTTGAGAGGCTGCAGAGCTTATTTCTGTTTTTATATTTTTTTTCTTACAAATTTTTAATATATCTATAAAATGTGGATTAAATATTGGATCAGAAAATGTTCCACAAAAAGAAACTTTTTTAAAATAATCAGTTAGTTTATCAAACTGTTTAGGTGTTAAATCATCACCAGGTATAGTTTTACCTAATTTTCTATAACGTTGACGGGAGCAAGCAGCACATTCAAGTGTACATTTATTACCAGCATCTATATTAATAGACCTCTCGTAAAAAGGAATCATTCAATTTCTATAAGTTTAATATCTCGGAAACGTTCGGTGTTAGTAGATAGTGATGGTTTTTCAGGTAAGTGATGAATATTGCCGTAAGGATCAACTGCTTTATCTGAAGTTCTTATATCTACGATTTTACATTGTCTATATTTCCAACCTCTAATATCTCGTTCATCACCTTTATCATGTAAAGAAAGATTGTGGCCATTAGCAGCACCAATTACTAATTCATAATCATCAAATTCATTTCTCGGTCTACCTTCTTGTGGATAACCTATTCCTAAACCATATAACATTTTTTTCTTTTTATGTACGTAAATATCATCAAAAAGACCTAGTCTACGTTCCCAATTAAAATCACAATCTGGACCTTGACTGTTGTTTTTATTACATCCTGTAGCATATCCTAATTCAGCTGCAGCTCTCATAACTAATCCTAGTGCTGTACCTACAGCTACCAAGCCATTTTCCCATCTAGGAGCATGATCAGTTTTAGCGGTTGTTCCATCTACCATTGAATTTCTTGCTGTAGGCGGATGTTTCATAACAAATAACATAAAAAAGTTGGCATTTACTTGAGGATTTCTCCAAGTTGCTGGTGGTCTATTAGTTATGTCACTTGAATGAGTTGAACCCCACGTCCACTTGTATAATTCTTCGATTGTTTTTCTTTTATATGTGTAGTAGACATCATAATATGCTTCATGTTGTTTTGAAGGAGCATTTTGTGCTACCCACAAAAGATAGTCAATGTGTTCTTTAGGAATTTCTTTTGAATGATCCCAATTTCTTTGACATCTTTGTATTTTTTCTATATACTCTTTTTGTTTTTTTATATCAACCATAAATGCCTTTTTATTATTTATAATATTTTTTAAGTTCTGGAAATACGTCAAATAAGTTCATTTCCCATTTAGTTCCTTTATAAGCTTTATCTTGTTTTAACATGTAATTCAATGTATCTTGGAAATCATTGTCTTTTTCTTCAGGCAATTTGAGTGCAGCTTGTATGTCTGGCCAACCTTCATATTTTGATATTAGCTGTTCTTTTAATTCTTTAGGTAAATTGTTTACTCTTAATGATTTAGGTCGCTCTATCATCAACCAACCAGCACTTCTAATACCAGGATTTTCTTTACAATATTTAATAACCTCATCAAAACGTAAAACACTAAAACACGTAACTACTGAATTTACATCAACAAAGGCTTTACCTTGATATTTTTTTGAATTTAGTAGGTCTATATTATCTTCAATTTCTCTCCAATTTGATCTTCTTCTTAAATATTCAGCATATTGACCAACACCGTCAATAGATGCAGTAAATGACGTTTGTTTAAATTTTGGAACAAAGTCTATAAATTTATGATTACCTTCACCTAATTTAGTAAGATTAGTTTGAAATTTAACTACAATATTTGGGGCATGACCTGTTTTAACTATTTCAGTTAAAAAATCAAAATATCTTTTCATTATTAATGGTTCACCGCCTATAATTTTTATACTATTTAAATAAGGTGCAAGCTCTTTTATTTGTTCAATAACTTCCTTTTTATCTATTTTATTTAAATTATCTTCAACAAGTTTAATTTTTCTAACTGTATTTTTCATTGACCCAAACATTTTTTCACTATATACTTTGTGTTTATTCATCATATCAATACGCATGGATGAGCTGTCATGGTTACACATATGACAATCTAAATTACATTCTATTCCAAATGATTTTAGTTGTATCTGCATTATTCTTTCATCAAAAGTCCAAAAACCTGTTTTTTCAAACATTCTGACATTTCTTTCAATTGCATCCCAACGACCTTTACTGTTTGACTCTCTCCACATGTGATGTGTTCTTCTGGATTTACCGTAACGTTTTTCATCACTAATACATCTTATGCAATGTTCGTTTATAGCTTTAGTACCTTTTGAAGGATCTAACATTTCTTTTCTAAGATTATTAAGATAATCACTATCTTCCATCCATGATTTTATTGAAGTGTTGTTTATATTGTGTTTATCACTTTTACCTGCAAGACAACAAGCTTTGTACGAACCATCTAATTCTATAAACATTTCAGCAAATGGATGAACACAAAACCAACTTCTCTTATCTTTTGCCCTATTCATAATAGAATTAGGATCTTTTTTACGTTCTTCACCTTCTTTTGATAAAGTTGAAAACCAATCTGACGTATCAACATCTCCTGGCCTACTATTAGATACAGCAGCCATCTTTTTTTCTTTAAAAATTTTATCTTTTATCATTATAACCAGTACTTTTTTATAAACATGTCATTGTGAGTATGTATGTTTTTGTTTACACCCAAAAAATGAACAATTTTTATTTTATCATTTACATCATCTAATATCATATAGTCAGTATTAAATTTTTTAGAATACATTTTATTTAGCACTATTCGTTCTCTATTAGTATCAGCATATTTAGCTATCCATTCAGCTGGTATTTTTTTTATTTTACTATTATACTGTTCTAATTTCCAATTAACAAAATTTTGTTCTCCATAATATTTGTAATGAACATCACCTTTGTTGTAGTAATGAAGCTGCCAATACTCTGGATTTAATGAAAAATCATCCCATATAAACTTCAAACTACCCGATTTAAACTTGTAAAATCCTCCGTTTATAGGTAAAACTTCCTTTTCTGCAAATTGATTGGGTTTACTATTCCACCAGCTTTCATACGTTAATAATTCGTTATCATTGACAGGATAAGATAGTATTTGATCTATATTATTAACAATTACTTGATCTATATCCATAATAATAATATCATCATTTGGTTGTTGATAACCAAATTGTGGACTAAAAAACTTTAACTTATGCCAATGTTTTTTTATATTACTATGATGATTGTATGGTAATACAAGATCAGCTTCAACGTCTGTATCACTTAGACATATAAATTGAAATGGTACTGAGCTATTTCTTTTTAGTGATTTATACAACCTAGAAACATAATCAGGAGTATATGAACCTTTAAAATATACTGTGCATATTTTAAGCATTATAAGCTCTCCACACTATATCAAATCTTTTATTAATAGCGTGACATAAGACTACTT